CACTCAAAAAAAACTAAACCCCTAAACCCCCATTAACAATGGCATATTCGTTCACAGGATTAACCTCCTACACCGACCAAGAGAGGCTTCCTCTCATCACCAAGGCCGTGTTCTCGGCCCGTTCAGCGTCTTTGTTCACCAAGCAGGTGGGCATCAAGTTCGCTGCTGCTCTCAATCTCATGGACACCGATGCTTTGATTCAAAGCGGTGATACCTGCGGTTACGAAACTTCCGGCACGACTGCCTTCACCCAGCGGAATATCACCGTTGGACGCATGAAGGTGCAGGAAACCCTTTGCCCACGTTCTTTGGAACAATACTGGATGCAGACCCAGTTGACCGCTGGTTCTACCTACGATGGCGTTCCTTTCGAGCAGGCATTCAGCGAGCAGAAGGCACTTCGTATCGCAGAGGCTTTGGAGAACGCAATTTGGAAGGGTAACGCTTACTTCAGTGGTGTTAACCAACTCTTGAACGCTGCATCGGGTTCAACCATTAACGGTAACACTGGTGCGGTTTCTGCGTCCGTTGGTATCACTACAAGCAACGCAATCGCCATCTTCGACGGCATCTACAACCAAATTCCACAGGCCATCCTTACTCGGAACGACCTCGTTATCTTCTGCGGTTGGGACAACTTCCGTACCTTGCTTGGCGCTTTCAAGTCCGCTACAGCGGTTATGTACAACCAAGTTGACTTGGCTGGCCTTGCTGACGGGGATATCATGTATCCCGGCACAAACGTCCGTGTCATTGCAGTCCCCGGATTGACTGGCACGAACCGCATCGTTTCTTCTTACCTCGGCAACTTCTTCTACGGAACCGACTTGTTGAGTGATGAGGAGCAGTTCTCAATCTGGTTCTCCAAAGACAACGATCAGGTACGTTTCCAAGCAGCCTTCAAGGCAGGTGTCCAAATCGCTTACCCCGACTTGGTTGTTGACTTCCGCTTGACCTAATGTGTAGGGGGGAGGGAAACCTCCCCTCACTTTTTTGTTCCTTGAAACTTAAAACCCAAATACACATATGTCCTGCTCCCTAACTACTGGCTACGCCCTCGGCTGCCGTGATTCCGTAGGTGGAATCAAAACAATTTATGTCCAAGGCTGGAATGCTACGGGAACCGTTAACACTAACGGCTCTGGTACTGTTACAGGCTTCACAGGTTTCTCTTCAGGTTTCTACGAGTACGACTTGACCAAGGCTACTTCGTCTATGACGGAAACGCTGAACGCAAGCATCGAGAACGGCTCAATCTTCTACACCCCCGAAGTAACGTTCACCATTAACAAACTGCAAGTCGCAGTACGCAACGAACTCCGCCTGCTTGCTCGCAACCGCTTGCTGGTCATCGTCCAAGACAACAACAACCGCTATTGGGTGTTGGGTGCTGCGAACGGCCTTGAGGCAACTGCTGGAACTGCTGGCAGTGGTACTGCATTCGGAGATAGAAGTGGCTACGAAATGACGCTGACAGGGATGGAACCCGACCCAATGCTTTTGATTGTGTCAACAACTTTTACACCGTTGGCCACACAAATCGCAGGTTCGTAGTATCTTCGCATCAGGTTTTCATCACTGAGGTTTGGGAGGGCAGTCAGCAATGGCTGCCCTTCTTATTTTTACGGCCATGAAGATTTGCATCGTTTACAACGCCCATCCAACCGGGTGCAGTTACTACCGCCTCGAAATGCCGAACGCATATTTGGGCGACAACTACCCGGAGTTTGACTATGTGTGCGTCGAGAATATCACGACCATCAGCGACGAGGGGTTGAAGTCCATTGACCTGTTCCTGTTCAGCAGGCTTTGGTGTCAGGGAACGATGGAGCAAGTCGAGAATGTCTACAAAGCCCTGACCCAATATGGGGCCAAAGTCATCCTTGACTTGGACGACTACTGGGTCCTTGAGAGCGGACACATCATGTACCGCCACTACCATCAAACCAAACTCGCAGAGGTCATCCGCAAGCACATCAAATTGGCTGACTGGGTTACCTGTACCACCGAGCATCTTGCCTCTCGCATACGGCCTCTAAATGCGAATGTGAACATTTTGCAGAACGAACCCTACGAAGCCTATCAGCAATTCATCCCGAATCCTGACGAAGAACCCGACAAGCATCTCGTCAAGTTCGGTTGGTTCGGAGGTGCGCAGCATGGCGAGGACATGGAACTGCTCCGTGAGGGGATGCAGAAGTTACGCTGGGACGCAAACCTTGACGGCAAGTACCGCCTCTATCTTGGAGGGTGGAACGACAATAATCCTGTTTATGAGGGCTATGAGAAAATAATCAGCGACCAAGGGAATAATCCGAACTACGGACGCATTCAGGCTGCTGACATCTACTCCTACGTCGGTGGCTACAACTTCGTGAACGTAACCCTTGCACCTTTGAGGGACACCAAGTTCAACAAACTGAAGTCCGAATTGAAGGTGGTCGAGGCCGGGTGGATGAACAAGGCCATTATCGCAAGCGAAACCATCCCCTATACCGATGTCATCAAGCACGGGGAGAACGGGTTTCTCGTTCCTTACAACAAACCCAAGGACTGGTACAAGTACATCAAGCAGTTGATTCTTGACCCCGACCTGCGTAAAGGCTTGGCTGACAACCTAACAAGGGACATCAAAAAGCAGTTCAACGTGGTCGAAACCGCCAAGAAGCGGGCCGAACTATACAGGCAGATTGGGCGCAAATTGTGAAATTCGGGGGCATCGCACATTTACAAGCAGATGCTTTACCTGAACCCTGACACGACCAACACCCTGACGGTTACTTGGACCGAGCGAGCCAGCACGGGGGACCGCTACATCTTGCGACTTACGAGCATTGCCAAGAACACCACGACCGATTTCACCCTGCAGAAATCCGCAAACCTGTCATCTTATACCAACCGCTATGACCGATTTCAAATTGCTGTGGGGTCGCTTGAAACAGGCTCGTATCGTTACGAAGTTTACGATACCAATAGCACGGTTGCCGCTGCTTTGGCGGTCGTTGAAACGGGCTTGGCATTTATACAAACCGTAACGATAGGCTTCAACACCTACGCCAATTCAATCACTTACACTGTCTTCGGGGCATCCGATGAGGGTGTCTTTGATTTCACCTTTGACTCAACCTTTGCCTAATGAGCGTACAAACACGAAGCGAACTCCAAGCGAGTGCATTAACCATTACCAACGAAACCGCTGCCGGGGCGAACACCGCATCCCGTGTGGGCGGCTTGTTCGACGACCTCGCTGACACCGCAACGCTTGACCGGGAACGGGGCTTTGCGAACCTATACCTTGACGAAACCAAAAACTTTACCCCGACGCAAGGGCAGGCCGTTAAGTTGACAACCCCGCTCAAAAGCGGTTTACTGTCAACCTACAATTTCACAAGGACCACCACCGCCATCACCTACACAGGCACAACGGGTGCAGCCCTTCGCATTGCTGCATCCATGGTCTTTGCGCAGGGCAACAACCACCAAGTCAAGGTTTACATCGCCAAGAACGGCACAACGATTGACCAGTCAATGACTGACATCACAACGGCTCACACGAACGGCCATGCGATTTACACGGAGGCTTACGTTACGGGTGCGGTCAACGATGAGTTCACCATCTACGTCAACGCAATCGATAGCGGTGCAAGTATCTCAATTTCGGCCCTTTCATTCACAGTTCATACGCTATGAGTAATAAATCTACTCAACACTTCACCCAATGGCTTGGGATAGAACATAAGGTCCCCGTGATGCTGGAGAACCGCTCCGGCAAATACATCACCTACGGCTTTGCCAACGAATACCCCTACTACCTGCTTGACAACTATCGCAGGAGCAGCAAGCACAACGCTATCGTGAATGGTAAGGTCAACTACATCATGGGCGGTGGATGGCAGGCAGGAGATGACTTGACCGTGGAGCAGCAAGCCCGATTCATCAAGTTCTTTGACGGACTTTCCAGCACGGAGGACCTCAACGATATCACGGAGAAACTGGTCCTTGACTTGGAAATCTTCAACGGCTTTGCGGTTGCGGTTACTTGGTCCAAACTTGGGACCATCGCCAAGATGGAACACATCCCGTTCGAGAAAATCAGGGTGGACAAGGAGGAGAAGATGTTTCAGGTGGCTGACTGGTACAACGACGACATGATGCAGTTGTTCCCCAAGGTCGGGGACATCGAGAAAATCCCTGCCTTCGACCCGGAGAATCGCCTCGGAAAGCAGTTGTTCTACTATCGGGTCTATGCAGCAGGCGTGAAGCACTACCCGCTCCCCGAATACATCGGGGGGAACGCTTGGATTGAAGCAGACGTACAGGTGGCGAACTTCCACAACAACAACCTCCGCAACAACTTTTGGGGCGGTTACTTGATAAACTTTAACAACGGCATCCCGACCCCCGAAGAACAGGGCGACATCGAGCGTCAAATCAAGCGTAAGTTTTCGGGAACCGACAACGCTGGTCGCTTCGTTGTAACCTTCAACGATGAAGCAGCGAATGCCCCGACACTTGAACCGCTCACTCCGTCCGATATGGATAAGCAGTTCGAGGTATTAAACAAATCAATCCAGCAAGAGATATTCATCGCACATCGTGTAACGAATCCAGCGTTATTCGGTGTCAAAACCGAGGGCCAACTCGGAGGAAGGACTGAATTAGTCGAGGCCTACGAACTATTCAAGGCCACCTACGTCAACGACCGGGTCCGCAAAGTGGAGCGGATGATCAACTACTTGGGATCCTTCAATGGCGTTGAGGGTATGGAACTGATCCCCGTAGAGCCTATCACGGAGCGACTAAGCGAACAAGCCCTGTTGCAGATAATGACCCAAGACGAACTTCGGGAAAAGGCAGGCCTGCAACCCTTGGAGAAACCTGCCGACGTGGTTGGACCTAATCCCCAACCCGACGAGCAACCGCAAACCGTGGAGCAGTTGTCGAGCAACGACAACATCAAGAAACTATCGGGCCGTGAGTACCAAAACCTCATGCGAATCGTCAGGCAGTATATGCAGGACAAAATCACGCTGGAGATGGCTCGGACTATGCTCTCGGCTGGATTCGGCCTGTCTGCTCAAGAGATTGACACGATGCTGGGCGTTCAGTCCCAAGAGTTCAGCGAACCGACTTGGGGCCAAGATGACGACGAGGACTACGGATGGGGCGAGGAAGAATTCAAGGTCTTGGAAGTGGTTGCAAGTAAGTTTGGAAGCCATGCAGACGATTACCACGTCATGCACTCCAAGCCAATGCGGTTTGACTCCAACATAGACGAAAACATCCGCTTGGCCTTTGCCGAACTGGGCGAAGAAGAAAAAGAATTGGACCTCAAGATTGAAGCCTACCGCAAAAAGAACCGGGACGCATCGGTTGAAGAAATGGCAAAGGAGTTCGGAGTGAGCAAGGCGAAGGTTGCCAAGCGAGTCGCCTACCTAATCACAAAAGACCGCTACCCAATCAGCAGGGCCGTGGACAAGATAGCCGAGCAAAACCTGCCAAAGAACGTGAAGGAAGTTGCAGAGCCTGTACTGGAGGTCCGCTACAAGTACGCATGGGCCACAGGTTTCAGCAACAAGGACAAAGGCTCCAGCCGTGAGTTCTGCAAGGTCATGCTGGACTTGGCCGGGCAGGGCAAGGTTTACACGAGGGAGGACATCGACGGGATTTCTGCAATCATGGGCTACTCCGTTTGGAATCGCAGGGGCGGTTGGTATCACACGCCCAGCGGAGTGAATCGGCCGCAATGCAGGCACGTATGGGAGCAGCAGTTGGTAATCCGCAAAGGCAATAAAATCAGCAAGGCATGAAGGCACTATTCATAAGCGAAGAAACGCTGCTCGACAATAGCATCATCAACGAGAACGTATCCTACACCCAGATACGTCCTACGGTTGTCAAGGTGCAGGAGATGCGGATTCAGCCCATCGTTGGCTCTCCGTTGTATGGGGAATTGGTTACGCAGGTCGTCAGCGGTTCAACGTCTGCCCTGAACCAAACGCTCTTGGAGGACTACATTCAGCCTGCAATGATTCAATGGCTTTACTACGAGTTGCCAATGGTGTTGGCCTTCAAGTACATGAACAAGGGGATGGTCCGTAGAACGAGCGAAGAGTCCTCGCAAATGAGCATGGAGGAAATCACACGGCTCACGGATAAGGTCAAGAACGATGCCGAGTGGTACTCCGAACGCATTACCCGCTACCTCATGGAGAACCGCAACGCCTATCCTCTTTGGAACTCACCTCCGTCTGCTCTTGACACCATCTACCCGAACGCAACCAACTACCGAACCGGGATGGTCTTGGACCGCAACAGGAGGATGGGAATCAGCAACCTTGACTACCCCTACCCTTACGGACAATTCGGGGCGTGTAACGACTGCTAACGATGGGCGCACACAAGAAGAACATACTGAAACTGCAAAACTATGTCTTGGATAAAAATCAAGCAGGCTCTCTTGGACCTTGCCAACAACCACCCGCAAGTAAACTCCTTCGGGACGGGCGACCCGCTTGCAATCGGCACGGACAACACCATCAACCTTCGAACCCCAAGCCGTGAGCGAATCGTCTATCCGCTCGTTTTTGCGGATGTTCAGTCAGCAACTACTGACGCTGGTACTTTGGACTTGGTGGTTGGGGTTTACTTTTCTGACCGTGTTGAGTCCATTAAGCCGATGGGCGGAGTGGTTTCGGGCAGCCCTACGCTGGGTTGGCAGGACAACGAGGATGAGGTCCTAAGCGACCAACTGCAGGTAGCACAGGACTTCATATCAGCCCTTACAAACGACCCGAACGAGGACTGGACCCTCTCATCCAGCGTATCGCTTACCCGCTTCGTAGAGAGCCGGGATGACCGCACGGCAGGGTGGCAGGCGACGATGACTTTTGAGATTCCATACTCTCACTCCGTTTGTGAAATTCCCACATAAAAGACATTTACAATTAAACGCTAAAAAATGCCTACACCCATATTGCAACAAATGCTCGGACAGGGCGGTACGATGGAGTTTATCAACGGAGCCGTAAGCGGTAAAGTTTACGACTTCTTGGTAGTCAACGCCGCTGCCACATTTACAACCCTTACTGGAACTGGAAGTGAGAACCTGATAACCGCTTACAACTTGTCGGGCGCATCCATATCCGCTGGTATCGTGATTTCAGGACGCAACGGAGGCAAGATTACTGCCGTTACTCCAAGCGCAGGTTCCGTCATCGGTTACACATTCCTGTAATGCTGATAGGCTACGGTTACGGCTATCCTCGCTCGATGCAGTTTGGCAGCAGCCCTGCCTTGACCGCTTGGAACGCCTTTAATTCAAGGGCTACGGCTGACGGGGCTACCGCTGCCGAGGCTGCCGTGAATGGCTGCTTGTTCACACGATTCGCTGCAATCTTCAACTTCTAACAATGCCGACCCCATCGCTAATCCTCGTTCCTGCACGCTTTAAGACAGGCAAACTTTACACCCCAGTCGCTACGACTTCGGGTGGTTTGGTCCTTGGTGCGTCAGGCGACTTTAACGTAACCCGAAACACGACTGCGACCCGTGTGAATGCAAACGGCTTGATTGAGTCGATGGCTTCGGGGATTCCTCGTTTGGATTACTACACCAGCGGAGGAACGGCTGGCTGCCCTGCGTTGTTGGTGGAGCCGAGTGCGCAGAACTTGGCCCTGCATAGCCGAGATTTAACAAATGCCGTTTGGTCAGGAACTACTGTAACAACCGCAAAGAATGCCGTTGGTGCAGATGGAGTTGCATCAGGAGCCACGACAATAACCGCAACCGCTGCAAGTGGAACGGTCCTCCAAGCCTTATCTCACGCATCGCAGAGCCGTGTTTTTTCGGCATACATTCGCAGGGTAACGGGTACGGGGGCCATCGAATTAACAACCAACGGAGGAACGAACTGGACTACGGTTACAATTTCAAGCCTTTACACGCAAGTTGCTTGTGCTGCTCAAACGGTTGCAAGTGGAACAATCGGCATTCGAATGGCCGTGAGTGGCGACGTGATTGAGGTGGACTTTACACAAGGCGAGGTTGGCCCTGTTGCTACATCGCCCATCTCCACAACAACCACCGCACCTGTAACCCGCAACGCAGACGTGATAAACCTATCAACGGCCAGCGGATGCATCGGGCAGACCGAGGGGACAATTTACGCAGAATTAGATTTTAGCAGAGCCATTGCGTCTATTGCAATTATAGTTGGAAATTCAAGTAATGAGAATTTCCGAATAAGAAAAGCCGCAAATTTTGGTGTATTAGTTCAAGCGGTAAATGTTTCAGGGGCTGCGACTTTATTTACTTCGCCAGCAGCCTCCGCAGGGATTTACAAAGTAGCCTTTGGGTATAAGAACGGGGAGTATGCCATGAGCATTAACGGAGCAGCAGTTTTGACAAGCAGTAACTCAACCAACTTTCCTGTAAACGGCCTCAACGTCATAAGTTTAGGCGAAACTGTTGGTGGCGTGCCTTATTTCAACGACCGCATCCGTGCGGTTGCGCTATACACCACAAGACTCACCAACGCTGAACTCCAATCGCTTGCAACCCTGTAACGATGGCTACCTTCCGCAAGTACGCATTCCCCAAGCAGGCCAACGCTGACAAGGTGCTGGCTCTATGCACAGGCACGACCGCTGCGGTTGACCTTGGGGTCTTGGACAAGTTCATTGCCTACGACATCCTTTGGGAAGGCGACGCACCCGAAGAGGCTACCCAGTACGAAACTTGGCCCAAGCCCTGCGGAGTCCACGCCTTTGCAGGTTGGGAGGCACAATACGAAGCCGACTACAACGCCAACAAACCCAAGACCAAATGAGATTATTCCGCAAACGCAACCCCGAAACACCCGAAACCCCAAAACTCCCTTTTATGAAATCAGCAGTCATCGCTCTCCTTCGCCACCTGTTAACCTTCATCGGTGGAACCCTTGTCGCCAAAGGCATCATCGATGCAGCCACTCTTACCGAAATTATCGGTTCCGTATTGACCTTGCTTTCAGTAGGTTGGATGGCCTTGGATAAAACAAAGGGTAAGGAGTGAACCTGATAGAAACCACCATCGTCGGGAGCGTTGCAGCAATCGTCGGTGGGGCGGTCGCTTGGTTCACCAAAGGCCGTGTCGAATCGGACTCCCTGCAAGTCAGGCAAGCCCAAGCGGTCCTCGCTATGTGGCAGGCTACCAGCGAGTCCCAAAACAAAGAATTAACACAACTTCGCAATGAGGTCGTAAGTTTGCGTCAACGACTTGAGGAAATGGAACATACCATCCACTCCCTCCAAGCCGAGAATGCCAAACTTAAAAACCTCTCATGATCCTACCAGCCACCAAGCATACCCGAAATATCCACGAAGTAACCTGCCAATCAGGGCAGGAGTTCTTACTTGTCAGCGACCTGCATTGGGACAATCCTCATTGCGATAGAGGCTTGCTGAAAAACCATTTAGACGAAGCCGTCAAGCGGAATGCTGCCATCATACTCAATGGCGACACCTACTGCTGCATGGGTGGGAAATATGACCGCCGAGCCGACAAGTCCCTGATTCGTCCCGAACACAACACCGACCGTTACTTTGACGCTATCGTGGACACCTCGGTGGAATGGTTCGCTCCCTACGCCAAAAACATCTTGTTGATAGGCTACGGCAACCACGAAACCGCTATTATCAAGCACGGAGAAACGGACCTTCTGCAACGCTTCGCAAGCACCCTCAACTACTCCACAGGGTCAGCGGTTCAAGTTGGCGGTTACGGAGGAACCATTGACATCCGAGTGCTTCACGATACAATCCGTGGAGTCAACTTCGTAGTGCATTATTTTCATGGGCATAGTGGGGGAGGGGTGGTTTCGCGCGGAGTAATTCACGATCAGAGGCTCCTTGCCGGGACCGAAGGCTACGACTTGACTTGGATGGGCCACGTCCACGAATTATACTACCACCAAAACATGGTTCACCGCTATGACCGCTCAACCAAAACCCTCATTCAAAAACCTATTCACCAACTTCGTACGGCTACTTACAAGGAAGAATGGGACGGAGGCTACATGGGCTTTCATACTGAGCGAGGAAGAGGCCCGAAGCCTTTGGGAGGCT